ACCTTGTCGGCCGCTTCGGTGTAGAAGTCCTGGCCATCGCGGGCAATCTCGATGATGTCGTTGAGGGTATGCGCGGTCTTGGATTCGGTGCTCACTGATTTCTACTCCTGGAAAGAATTCGTGTTGACCCGTGTCGGGGTGCATCCACTTTTCCGCAATCGCAATGAAGTCGGCGTGACCTTTGAGCCCTTGGAAAATGCGGCGTTAAGTGATGTCTGCATCATGGAAAGCCGGCGTCGTCGTGACGTGTTCGCACCGCGACTGCGAAATCACATCGGCGTGCAACCCATCCTCGCTACAACAGAAAACGCCGCATTGAATGCGGCGTTCCAGCAACAAGCGTGTCATTCCTGGCGGGAAGGAACCGGTGCCTCCAGCGGCGGCTCCGTCGGTGGAGGATCGCCTTCGGGCGGCGCTTCGCTGGGTGGTTCAGTGACCGGCGGCTCGCGCAGAGGCGGCTCTTCCATCGGCGGCTCCGGTGCAGCAGGAGACGGCTCGGGCGCAGGCACCTGAGCAACGGGTTGCCACGGAAATTCGAGACGGTTGTCCAAGGTCGACATGGGGGTTCCTTCGGTGGCGTCGAAGCAACCCTGACAGGTGGTTCGTCAATGGACGGCGAGGGAAGCGTGCAGACAGCGTCCTGCAGAAGATGTTGGTGACCCCGGCCCGATTCGAACGGGCGACCTTCCCCTTAGGAGGGGGGCGACACCCCTATATGCACCAAGGGATTCGCACTTCGCTGTGCCAATGCTGTGACAAACCGGGCAAACTTCGTGCCCAAACCGGCCACTGCGCAGTAGCTTGGGAAGCTCCGGAGGTTTTTCATCAATTCAATGACTTAGCAACACATTTCGATCCGCAATCGCGCCGAAGTAGGGCCCGCCATCGCTGGGAAATTCACTACCGTTCTTTCGATTGCGGAGCGCAAAACTGCCAATTTGGGAGATGTGCAAGAATCGCCTCGCGACCACGTATGGATACGGCAATGCCTGACTTGGATACCCTCCAGAAGAACTGGCCACTGATTGCACAGCACCCCTGGGAGTTCTTGTGGGTGTTCGTGGTGGGCGTGACCATAGGCGTTCTGCTGAACAAGGGCTGGGCGGCGCTGACTTCTGCCAAGCCGAAGCCGGTCGGAGCTCCGCCGGCTCCGAAGTCCAAAAGGCCCGTCCGTGCACCACCACCCTTTGAGCCGTCCACCCTTCAGATCGACTGCATCCGGGCGCTCCGCTACTATGATGACGAGTGGATCACCCCCGATATGATCGTTGCGCGATTGCCCCCAGGCACACCAAGGGCAGATGTTCGGCACGCGATGGAGGAACTGGTCAAGTTGGGCTGGGCCGGAGATCGGTACTACGGCTACGGCGGTGTGGAATATCGGCTCAAAGGGCCAGGCTTACTCTTTGCCCGAGCACAGAGCTTCCCGGTCGGCCCTCCGATTGGTTATTGACCCCTACCACGTCAAGTTCGCGGAAGATCAACAAAAACAACGGTTAAGCCGATCTCCCGCGATCACGTGCGCTCTTGCGTAATCAATGGGTTAGCTGTGGCGTGGGGTCAGTTTGGGGTCACCGCTTGCCGGCGGCGCGGGCAACACGCAGCCGGTCGATCTCCGCCCGTAGCCAGGCCTGGTGTCGAATGACCCAGAGCACCGCGCCGGCCTTTCCCTGCTCGTAGCCGCTCAGCCCTTCTCCCACCACTTTCCACGGCCCCTACCCTTGCGCCTGGCTGACTCTCTACTGGCCGCCGCCTGTTGCTCTTCAGGGGTTCGGGTATCCGCAAGGAACAAGTGGCCGAACGCCGGCTGGAGCTTCGTGGGGTCCGGGCGCTGGGCCGGCGCGGGTTTGGCGGGGAGTTCGTGATTGTCCATGCGCCCACGATATCCCCCGCCCCGCTCAGAGGCTGCGACGGCCGCCTTACCTCCACGTCAAAGCGAAAGTCCCTAGCTGGCACTTTCCCCGGGCAGGTCCGTTCACACGTAGGGGTTCACCAGCTCGGTCAGCCGGTCGATTCCGGTGGGAACCTGAAACATCGCGGTCTCTCTCCGGATGGCCAAGCCCCGCCAGTCACTTGCACGGGCGATTCGAAGGTCCTCCGGCTCGATTGGCAACCATCTCATGGACCAGTAGGGGAAGCGCCGCGGCCCACCCGTGGTTCGCCCGAGCTCCACGATATCCGTGTGGCTGCGAGCGAAGGTGATGCGCGCGTACGCCGCCACGACCCCGTCCTCAGGGCCTTCGATATATTGAAGGAACCGTTTACCGTCGGTCAGCAACACCCCGGTAACACCCGCGATTAGATTGTGCGCGGCAGCGTCTCGTGCCAAGTCGTCAACCTGGGCAAGGGTCAGCCCGCTCACCGCATTGCTGCAATAGACAAGCGCGTGCAGAGGCATCATGCCCCTCCCTATTTATCGGCCCCCCGATGGAGGCGAGACTAGCACTCGCCCGTGCCCGCGTGCACGCCATGCGACGGCTATCGGATAGACGGTAGGGTATGGCCTGCGCTATGTGCGACCGATTTGTCCAACCCCGATCCCGGATACCGCCAGCTTGACCGATTATCACTCTGTTCCGGGCGGCCTAAGCGATATCGGAAGTTCATCCCATCCATGCGGACGAAGCGATTACGGGCCAGTGGTGCCGCTACGGCCAGAGATAGTGTCAATTGCTGACAGGAGGTCTCGAAGCCGAAGGGGCTTCCGCACCAGCGAAACACCGCAGTGGGGCGGAGGGAGCAAGTCGATGAATGGTCCGGACATGAACACGTAAGGGACGGATTGATCTCTCAGCTTGTTTGCAAGCTCAAAGACAAGTTCGTTTCCAACGTGCACGTCAAGCAATGCAGCCGAAAATGCATGCTCATTGCTCAGTTCGATAGCCTGTCTGACACTCTTAGCCCAATGCACTTTGTAGCCATGGTCAAGAAAGAGAGCCTCAAGAATCTCTCCGAAGAGCCCGTCATCCTCGACCACAAGAATGCTCGGTGAAGACAGATGAGGCGATGATAGATCCTGCATTAGCGTGCACTGCGAAAGATGACTAATTCACAATGCGCTAAACAAGGTGACTAAAATTTTCACAACACGCACCCCGTAACATGATAGTCACAGGCTGTTCATGACGGTTGTCTGAAGGCTGTGGCGAGCTTGCCAGACCGAAGAACGGATGAAGGTAGACGCCGACGGCGCCATCGCGATGCTGCCGGCCAGCGAGCCGCCGGAGATGGAGGCGTACCGAGTCAAGCCCCGCCGTCGCCGCCCCAGGCAGCAACGCTCCTACTCTTCTGGATCCGGTGGCGTAGTCGGCTGCGTGGCTGGCTGGGTAGCGGCCTCGTACACGGCATCCGTCGCCGCCTTGATCATCGCCATCAATTTCCAGCCCTGCTCCTGGCTTTGCTCACCAGTCACCGGGTGGGTAATGGTGTACGTGTTGGCCAGCAGGTCGCTGATCGTGGCCGGCAGGACTCCGAGGAACGTCCTCTCCAGCACCGTGCCGTCCGCCTGGGTGGTCAGCCGCTCGAAGTGGAACGTGACCGGTCCATCGTTGGTGTAGGGGTTCCAGTCTATGGCGATGCGCGGCGCGATCGCTTCGACGCAGGTCCCGAAGGAAGTGTTTTCGCTCAAAAGGGCCATCCTGTATCTCCGGTCAGTATCCGGTTACGTCTACGGTCATGATGTGCATCTGGGCGCTTTCAGCTCGCGGCGCTGGCATGCCGAAGAACGCGTAAGTCCCCTCCCCTGTGGTGCCTTGGGCAACGGTGTATCCGTTGCCATTTGAAGTAACCACCCCGGCAAAGCAGGCCCACTGCCAGTCAGCGGTGGGCGAAGCCTGCGTTCCCGTCCATCGGAAGCCCGGCAAAGTAATGATTTGCGCGTAGGAACCAGGCCCCAAGTTGACGTTCGCCGAAGGTGTCGCTCCCTGTAGCGTGCGAGCGTCCACCACTCTCATGTACCGGTGCTGCGAGTCGAAGACCACACGCCCATCGGCGCCGAAAACCTGCAGGCCGTAGCCCGGGCCCGATCGCGCCGGCGGCCGGTCGAAGACGAACACCTCAATCGTGTCACCGATCACCGCGCCTGGACCACCGTTGACACTGATCCATCCAAACTCCCACCCGCCTGCCACCGGACGAGCCCGGCTGACGGTAAATGGTTTGCTACAGCGCGCGGCCACGATAGGACGGTCTCCGGCCACCGTCAGGAAGGCCTGGCGCCCGAAGCCGCCAGTGACCGGCCCACCCGCCTGCTGGAACGTGAGCGTGTGTTTCGAGATGAAGGCGTAGTTGAAGAACTTCTCGTCAATGATGATGTTCTGGTTGTTGTTTACAAACTCGAAACCGGCCGGCATCAGTACGTCCCGTAATAGAAGTGTGCAGCGCCACCCCACGTGACCGTGGTGCCGCTGATGGTCGGGACGGTGAGGTTCTCGGGGTACATCAATCCGTTCTGATTAAGAATCGGGATCGCGAACGGGATGCCTTGGGAAAGCGCGGGTTCTTGTAGGGACCCCGCACCTTGGCTCACGTAACCAAGGAGCCTGGTCATGCGACTGGTCAGGTCAACAGTGATGTTTCCGTTCGCGTCCCAGCATTGAAGTCCGGTAGGCATCAGGCGCTCCAAGTTCCCAGGCGAATCCGCCGGACGTTGTTCTCGTCAAAACCAAGGAAATGGCCATCGCTGTACTCCATCCGCCGGCCGTTGCCCGGGGAGACGAACCTCACCCTGTCGAAGAGAAAGTCGATGGTGCTGGTCGTCCCGTTGTTGACCGATCGAATGCCGGCCACCCGACCGTTGGCATCCAGTGACATGGTCCAGCTCGCGAAGTACGACGCGAGGCCGTTTTCGTTGATTGTGGTGCGCGCCTCGATGGCTTGGGTGACCTGAGAGTACTTCTGGTCAATCCCAGATGCCCCCGGCTGCCAAGGAGAGGGCCCAGTCTGCGTGCTGCGAGCCTCTTCCAGCATGGGTCGTACGATCCAAAGGGCCGGACCGTTCGCCTGCGCCACTGCCCAGAACACTACCCGCGCTGTCGCGGCATTGCCCGGGGCAATGCCTTCGACTGTCGCTCTGACGTACCCCGCCAGCGTAGAACCACCATTGGGGGTTGTGTGCCTGGCACCGTCTACCGGCAGGACCATCTGGCCGTTGCTGTCGTAGAAATACAGTGCGACCCACCCCTGCATTGTTGCCATCGCCAGCCAAGCCGATGCGATGTACCGCGCGCCAGGGCGAATTGGAATGAGCGGGCTGGTTGCGGAGCCGAAACTACTCCCTGGAGTTGTGGCACCGCCATTAAGGATGACCAGCGCGTGCATGCCGGCTGGTGTTCGGGAGTCGTAGACCAAGTCACGGCCAACACCCCATCCGCTTCCAGCTGTGCTGTACAGGCTCCATCCAAATGCATCCACTTCCAAGGCCGCGTTGGGAAGAAGATTTCCGCTCCCGCCAAGCTCCGCCCGAACGTTGGACAGCGCGACCGCGTTAGCATCGATCTTCCCCCCCTGCTCGGACACGGTGTTGGAAAGGCCGGTAACAGACGCGGCACTGGCCTTTCCGGCAATCGCCGCGTTGGCTTGCGTGATCGCCGTGGCGTTGGCCTCTATGTCGCCTTCGGCCTCGCTCACCCGGCTGGACAGCGCGTTAAGGGCAGACGAGTCGGCCTTACCATTCAGCGCAGCTGCAACACCGTCCACACGCTCGGACACGATTGCCAGGCCGTCCTCGGTCTGCTCGATGCGTACCTCGTGGCCGGTCAGCTGGAGGCCCTGCGCGCCCACAGCCTCAGCCAGCGAGCTGTAGTCACCAATCTTCTTCCAGTAGGTCGGGTCTGAGGGCAGGTTTCCCGTGGTTTCCACCAGCGCGTAGTACAGCCCGCCCTCCCATTTCGTCACCGCGCCCGGGTTATAGGCAACATCCGGGTCAAACTGCGCTGCGTTCAGTGCGGCGCCCAGGTTGGCGATCTCCTCCGCCTGCTCCGCAAAGCCTTCCGCCATCTCCTGCCCGAGCCGGTTCTGCCCTGCGATCAGGTCGATGATCTCCTGCGCGGTCGGCGGCGGCTTGACCGGGATGATCGCGCCCTCGCCCGGCTTGCCCCGCACGCTGGCCGTGATCTTGAACCACCACTCCTGCCCGCTCCCGTCGCTGTAGAGGTAGCGGGTTTCCACCACCCGGGCGATCTCCATCCACGGGCCCTCCGCCGTGGGCCCCCGCTCGATGATGTAGATGACCCCCTCCTGGTCAACCGCGTCCCATTCGATCAGGACGCCGTCCGCCACCGGGTTGGGCACCACGCCCTCCACCGGTGGCACGTCCGGCGAGACGTACACGATCGGGAACCAGGACGACTGTCGCACCGGCACCGGGGTAATGGACGGCAGTGCGCCCGCCCCGATCTCGATCAGGGTGATTTTCCTTGCCTGCATGTGAATTACCTTGCGTTGAGGGCTTCGCGCATCGCGGTGCTCGAGGTGGTACGGACCCCTTGGGTGGTGATCTGCAGCAGGCTCCGAAGCACTTGGTTCTGTTCGGCGAGCAGGGCATTGCTTTGCTGCACAGCCGCGGTCGTCTCGGCCTGGGCCTTGTTGTCCACGACCAGGTCGAACACCGCCCGGCTGAAGTTGTCGGGCAGCGCCTCAATGGTGTCCGCCAGCTGCGCCATGCTGGTGCCGTCCTCGAGATCGAGGTTGCCAACCTTCATCCCGTCGATAAGCCCGGTGACTTGGCCATACAGGGCGTTGTAGTCCTTGCCGCTGGCATAGAGGTTCCGACCAAAGCCCAGAGCGGCCTGGGCGGCCGCCTGCGCCGCGCCGGAGTCTCCCCCGGACACTGCGCGCTCCAGCTCGCGCATGGTCGTCCGCAGCTTCTCCTGGTCGGTCAGCGGCGACAGGTCGCTCACCGACAGGCCGTAGGTCATCGCCTTCTTGTCGGCGTCGATCTGGGCCTGCAGCTTGCCCATGTTGGTGGCCCGCAGCGCCTCGATCTTGGCCAGGTCCTCAGCGCGAGCCCCGGACAGGCCCAGCGCCTTGGCGTAATCGTTCGCTGCCTTCACCTGTTGGCGATAGGTGCGCTCGATGGTCAGGGCTTGCGACTGGTAGCCAGTCAAGTCACCGGTGAGCAGCTGAGTGGAAACGTCCGCCATCAGGGTGGCGTAGTTGCCAAGCAGCCCGGTCACCTTCTCGATCTGGGTGGCCAGGTCGGTGCCGGCCACGCTGGCCAGGTCCTGGAAGTAATCAACAGCCTTATTGACCTTGTCGATCTCCAACCCGTTCAGCGCACGGCCCAGCTCGTCGGCGTTGCCTACCGCCAGCGCGATCGACGCACTCAGTGCGCCGAACACGTCCGACGCCTCGAAGTAATCGTCCAGCTGGCCACCGAAGCCTGCGGCCTTAACGGCTTCCGTGAACAGCCGGTCCGTCATATCGCCGAGGTAGGCCGCCAGCTGCTCCTTGGCTTCGGCCGAATCGGCCGAGAGCGTCAACTTGCCCAGCGTGACCTTCACCCCTGCCAGCTGCTGCGACAGGTCAACGCCCAGCTGCTTGGCCAGGTCCGTGCTGGCGCCGCGCACCTGGCGCGCCGCCATATCGAAGGTGCGGTCGATGTTCGGATCCAGCCCGGTGTACTGGGTCCATTTCTTGTCGCTCCGGAACAGGCCACCCTTGGCCTTGATGTCCGCATAGCTCTGCCCTTCAAACCCGCCGAACCCGTAGCTGCCCGTCAGGCCCTGGCCGGTGATCTTGGGCGCGCTGCGCCCGAACAGCTTGGCATGGATGCTCGAGCCGGACAGGATCGAGGCGGTCTTGTCGTTAAAGCCCAGCCCACGGAAGCCCTTGTCGGCCAGGCCGACCGCGCCGGCGGTTGCAATCTTGCCGGCCCAGCTCTCTCCATTGGCGATGTCCCAGCCCTGATCGAACAGCTCGGCGTTCTTCATCATGCCGGCGACGATCCAGCCGATGATCGGGACCGCCGCAGCCATCGACGAGCTGGCCGCGCCGGCGCCGGCAGCGGCGGACGATCCACCAGCCGCAGCAGCACCGCCACCGGTCAGCGCCGCCACGTTGTTGCCGAAGCCCATCAGCGTGCCTGCGCTGGCGCCACTGCTTGCCGCGCCCGCCCCCGCGCTGAAGAGCCCCTGCCCCTTCGACAGCAGGCCGGCGATGTTTCCAAGGTTCTGCCCACCGCCGGCGGTCCCGTTGCCGCCGAACAGGCCCATCAGACTATCCATGCTGAAGCCGCCACCCTGGCTGCCCCAGTTGCTGATCCCCTCCATGACCTTCGTTTGGATCGGAATCACCAGCTTCTGCTGCAGCAGCTCTCGGGCGATGTCGCGCAGGCCCTGCTTGGCCACGTCCTTCATGTCGTCCCAGAGGTTGTCGAAGTCGCGCAACCCGCTTGCCGCGAAGTCAGCGAGGGCATCAGCAGCCCCATCGACGCCGTGCATCACCACGTCGGCCCACGCCTCCAAGTTGGCCGCTGCCTCCTCCACCTGGATGGACATGGCCGCAGCTGCGTCGGCGGCGGCCAGCATGGAACGTTCGTACTCCTCATAGCTCGCCGCGCCCTTTGCCAAAGCGAGCGCCTCCTTGCTGCCCGCTGCTTCGACCGCTTTCTGCAGCTCCTGGCGCATGTCCCGCTCGTTCATCAGCTGGCGCCGATAGAGCTCGCGGGCGCGGCCGATCTTGCCCAGCATGGCCAACTCGCCATCCATAGTGGCGATTAGCGATTCAGGTCCTGCCATAGCGGCGTCGACCTCGGCAGCCACCTTGGCGTACTCGGTGGCGCTTTGCGCCATCAGTACGTTAGCGTCAGCTTGGGCAATGTTTCCTTCCCCCAGCAGGCCGTTGTACTCGGACATGTTGCCCAGGTGCTTCGCCATGGCCGCTGCCAGAGGGCCGCTCATTGCGCCGGCGGCCTCCTCCGCCTGTTGATGAAAGCGGTCTATGGATTCACGCTGCCGCTTGAGCGCCTCAGCCGCTTGCTTCGCTTCACCTGCCGCCTTGTCGCGCTCCGCCTTGCCAATGTTCCCAGTGGGCCGGTAGGGCACAGTGTTTGACTTAAGCGCTTCCTCCGGCAAATTCTGGCCGGCGTCAATCAGGACTGCCTGGGGCTTGTACCGCCTTGTCAGCTCACGTTGGATGCGGAGGCGTTCGTCCTCGAGCCGCTTTGCTTCTGCATCTCGCTTCTCCGACGGACTTTCGACGGCGAGCAGCAACTTGCGCCGAGCGTTGAGCGAGCCCAATTGCTCGTTGAGGGCGTCTTCCGAGGCAGCCCCAAGGGCACTGGGCGTTGCACCCTCAAGTCGATGCAGCTCAGCGAACCGGTCGATGAGGTTCACAATTTGGACAGCGCCGTTCGCCATCTCGCCCGTCAGCTGGGCGGTCCAGCGCGTGACACTTGCGAAGGCGTTGCGCGTTTGCTCGGAGCCCATGACTTCCGTTAAGCTCTGTAGTTCGGGCAACAGCTCCTCGGCAACACTGTTCTTGAGACCCTGCATCGCCAGGTCGGCCTGCACCGACATTTCCCGAAGCCGTTGCGTGGCCTTCGTGGTCTTGCCGTCAATAATCGCGCCAACGGACTCGGCCGCGTCGCCCCACTGCTTCAACCCGGCGCTATTGTTGCGTAGCAGCGGAATCAATGCCGATGCATCACTCGCAATGGCCTCCATGTAGAAGGTCATTTCAGTCTGCGAAAGGTTCGCCCGCTCCAGGCTTTTGAAATACAGCCCAAGCGCGTCTGGGCCGGAGAGCTTTCGCATCTGCTCGGCGGTCACCCCCGTCCTCTTCGCGATGTTCTCGAAGAAGTCAGCCATGGCGCCGCCGCCGGTCTGGATGTAGTCGCCGATCTTGTCCTGCACGTCCTTGAAGATGTCGGCCAACTTTTCGTGAGAAACGCCGACGACCTGGGCGCCCGCTGCCCAGCGTTGGAACATCTGAGACGTGGTGCCCGAAAGAGCGGACATGCGGTCGTACTCGACGCTCAGTGCTGCCACTTGTCGGGTCCACTGCACGACAGCGGTGCTGCCGGCCGCCAACCCCGCCGAGATCGCGACGCCAATCGCCGTACCGGCCTTCTTCGCCGTCGCCTGCATGCCCAGCATGCTCTGTTCGAACTGGCGCGCAGACTTGCCGGCATCCTTTACGAAGGAGCCCGTCTTCATAAGCAGGTCGACGGTGAGCGTGTAAAGGGACATGAAGGTTCCAGAAAAAAAAGCCCCGCTATGAGCGGGGCTTGTGGTGGGCTACTAGGTGCTACTCGAGCCGATTAAGAAGCTGGGAATGATGCCTCTCAGCCTGCACGACCCTTGCCAGGGCAGCCAGGAATATCCCGAAGGCGATCACCCCGACACCCATGGTCGCTTGGGTGAGCATCAATGCGCCGGCGATGGCGGTCAGTATTGCGATGACAATCAGAACTATGTGCATGAACCCTCCGTTGGCACTGGAGGACCCATATTGCCAGTCATCTGCTCTCAGGCTGGGATTTCTTCGAACTCGAGGTAACCCGTGAAATATTGCCTGCTCACGTTCTCCGCGCTCGGCAGCTGTGTCGCGTAGCCATAAAGCGCAGCGCGCGCGGCCAGCACCGGATCGAAGGCCTTGGTGCGCATATCCCGGTACTGCGGCACCAGACACGCTCGCTGGCGTCCGGCCATCGCCTGGGCTACGGTCTCCCAGTCAGCCCCGGCTAGTCCGCCCTTTCGAACCACCTCCGTGGCCCTAGCACTCATCGTAGCCGTCAGGCGGCGATAGGTGGCGCCGGCAACCGTGTTGACCTGGCCGCCCTTCGTGCGGGTGTGCATGCTGGTGTCGATCGGCGCCACGGCCCAGCCGTCGCTGATCCCGACGTCCATGGCACGGAAGATGGCCACCTCCCCAACTTCCACGTTTGCGACCTGCGTGTCGATCTGCACTGCGATGCTGGGCGTGGGCCCGCCTGCCTGCGGGAACAGCCAGGCGCACACAGTGCCGTCCGGGAGCCGCATCGTGGTGGCGGTGGCGCCGGCGGCGCTGACCTGGACCCCGGGCGGGACGTTGAGGCCTAGGACGGCCACGATGCCGGGCACGATGGCCTCGGCCAGGACGATGTTGATGGACAGCGCACCGGTGCGGCTGATGCGGCTGCGGCGACGTGGCTTGCCATCGAACAAGGCGGCGCCGGAATCGGCCGTCAACCAGGTGCCGCCGACCAACGAAACCGACTGAACCGCCGGCATTCCATACCCGATCAGCACCGGATCACCCCCACACCGTCAGCACCACGTCCCCCGTGGCAGGGTTGCGCTCTACGCGCCGGACCAGCACCCGCTTACCGCCGGTAAGGCCATACCGCCCGTAGGTGATCCGGCCGATCTGGCCGGGCTGCGGCGCCAGCTCTTGGTCGCCGCGCACGCTGACCCGGTAGAAGAACCGCTGCTCGCGGTAGATGGCCACCACCCGGTCGATCTCGGCCTGGGCATCCGCTGCGCGCCAGAACAGGCCGATGATTGGGTCTGCGGCGTCCGCCCGGCGATAGTGCGGGTGGAGCGTCCCGGCTCCGTACACCTGGGCGCGGAACAGGCCCGAAAGCTCATCCCGGCGCCACTGGGGGACGTCCACCACATCCGTCACGAGATCGGACGCGGCCAGCGCCTGGGCATTCGGACGGTAGGCCATACGGCGGGTCAGGTTCGGCGCATCGTCGGGTACGCAGAGCAGGTCCTCGGCCAGGTCGTCTTCCAGCAGGTCGAAGGCCGGTGCACCGCCGTAACTCTCCGGCGCGACGACGCGGGTAAACCGCAGGGCCCCATTCGGATCCTGGTAGCACGCGGCGCTGTAGCTGGGCAGGATTGCGTTAATCGCGTCCCGGCCGGTGATCGCGTTACCGGCGTAGTACCCGATGCCGGCGTAGCCGGTCGCGGCGTCGATCACAGCGCAGTCTGTCGCCACCCAGGCTGACTTCTCCAGCCGGCCCATGACGTCAGCCATCGCCTGCTGCAGCGTGGCGGGCTGCTGCCCCGGACCTACGCTGGACAGGTCGGCTACCACCGGCGTCACCGGAGGCGACTTCATGATCAGCTGCTGACCGTCGGGCGAGACGCTGTAAGTGCCAGGCTCCATCGGGTCACCGCGATCCATCACCACGTCGGCGAAGACCGGGCCATCGGCCACGAACATAGCCGTGGCGTCGGAATTGGCCCCCATGGCCGGTACGCTGGCCACCGCGCCGATCACAACCGGCTGCGGCTTCCATGCCAGGCCGGGGATGTTGGGGAGAAACACGCCGCGGTTGATGGTGCCGTCGAGGTCGTCGTGTGCGTCCTTGAAGTGCAGCGTCTTGCTGCCATCGTCGTTGACCTCGACCCGATCCACGGAAAAGCGGAAGACGGGCACGGTGTCGTTGAGCATGCCCGCCTCGAAACCCATGCGAATCTGCACGGGCAGGCCTGACACGCCGCGCTGCGCCAGCTCGTCCAGCCGGCCCTCGGCATCCAACACCATGCACTCGGCGGCGCTGGTCTGACTCACCGGTTCCCCGCCCCACGGCCAGAAATTGATCTCGCTGACCAGGTTGATGCCCTCGGCCAGCACGCCTTCGAAGCGGGCATTGCTGGGGGTGTCGCCGGGCGCGGTCAGCCAGTCTACGTCGGAAAGCCGGACGACCTCTGCCGCCGGCTCCGCCAAGCCCCAGCCTGCCGCAGCGGCCGGGCTGCGCGCGCCCCACTGGCCAGCATTCACGGCCATATTCAGGCCGCCGGCCTCAGTCGCTGCGAGTGCAGCGGCAAAGAACAGCGGCCCGGCCATGACGAAGTCGCGCTGGTGGACCAGGTCCCCGTTGCGATACAGCGTGAGTCGGTTCGGGCTGCCGATCTCCACCAGCAGCCCAGCGGTGTCGCCGCGGCCCACGAACGGGAGACCAACAGCTGCGGCGCTGCCGTTGATCACCAGGCGACCGGCGGCCAGGTTCCAGCCCAGACCGCCGGCTGTGGCGCCGGGATAGGCGTCCAGCGGCGCCGAGCCGGTCACGAAGCCAACCACGGCCGCCATCTCGTCCTCTCCCCACACAGCGAACTCAACCCCGACCGTGCCTTCAGTCTGGGCGATGTCCGAGCGGGCCATGCGGTTTACGTCGGCGGCCGCTGTCGTGGCCAGTGTGAGCCCGCCATCGCGGGCGGCCAGCAACGGGCCAATGGGTGCCGCAGCGAAGCGACCGAAAGTTTCAGCCATGTGGCCTCACAGAGAATCGAACCAGTCCTGGGCCTCGTCCTCGTCGGAGCGGGGCAGCAGGGAATCGAGGAAATGCTTCATGCTTCGCTTGGTGCCGCCCTGGCTGTGCGCGGCGGTGATGTACGCCATGAAGGCAGCGGGCTTGATATGCAGGCTGACCGGGTCGATGGGGTTCCGCTTGTGAAATTCCCACCACCACAGGAACTCGCGCCGCGTCATCACGGCGCGCAGCTCCCCGACGGACCGGTGCAGGTGCCCGGCGAGGACGTGCCAGAACCAGTCCTCGCCATGCTGCCTTAGTCGTTTCCCGCCTCTTCCTGGATCACCTCGGCAGCCTCACCGAAGCCGGCGTGCTTGAGGGCGATCTGCTGGAAGCTTGCCGCCACGCGCGGCTTCAGCTGGCCGGCCTGCTTCTCGGTCATGACCGTGCGGCCATCCTCGTCACAGATGGTGGCGGCGATCAGCTTGGCGCGGTCGCCATCGGACCACAGCTTGCGGAACTCAGCATCGGGCAGCGCGCGCACGTGGAACTGCGCGGTGACGCCGGGCTCCAGTTCGATGGTGTCGGGCTGCACGTCCTTGGGCGCGAACATGCCCAGGGTCTGGAAGGTCTGCAGGAGGGACTGCGTGACTGCGTCTTGCGCGGTCACCGGGTTTTCGTTGGTCTTGCTCATTGGCCGTTTCCTGATATGGCGGCAGAGCGCGCGGGCCGCGCACGGCTAACACGCGGAGGATCCACGCGCTCTGCCAAAGAGAAGGCCCACCGAAGCGGGCCAGGAGCCGTTACCGGGCGTTACGGGGTCGGGCGGTGCGTGGTCACAGCGCCGGAGCCACGGATGGTCATCGTGGCCTTCCACACGTCGTTGTCGGCCACGTTCACCGCGAAGTTCTGCACGAACCCACGGAATTGCTTGGACACCACCGTCGTGGGCGGGGTGATCACGCCATCGACCGCGACCGGCAGCGGTACGCCGGCGGTTTCGGACAGAGGCGCGGTGACCAGAAAGTCCACGACTTCGCCGGTGCGGTGCAGCTCTTCCAGCGCTTCATGGTCATCGGGGTCGTAGATCACCTCGATCGTGGTGCTGCCGGTGGCCTTGCGGCCAGCCACGAACTGATCCCAGTCATCGTCGAAGTCGGAGATGTCGATCTCCGAGGCCTGGCCATCGGGGAAACCGACGGAGCGGACGCGGGTCACCTTGATGACCTCTGCCGCGGCGACGGCGATGAACAGCTGGGTGTGCTTGGACTTCAAGACGGGCATTGCGTTGTCTCCTGGAATGGAGCCCGGTCGCCGGGCAAAAAAAAGCCGGCGAGCGCCGGCGGTTGGGGTTGCTGGTTGGCGCGGCTACCGAAGTTCCAGCAGCCGCACGTCAAAGGAAATGCCGAAAGCGGCGGTGTCTTCGTCGTCGGGGGGCGGGTTGTAGGATTCGATGCTGCCGCGACGTTCGACCTCATCGCGGATCGCCACCGCTGCGGCGTTCGCCTGGGTCAGGGTCGCACCCCATACAGTGACGCGTACCCGCCAGCCGTCCGCCGGCGGCGCCTCGCTGAGCAGGTTTTCCGGGCTGCCACCGACGATGTCCCATACCCCGTATGGCATCGCGGTATTGAGTGGCGCGGTGCCGTAGAAGAACCGGATTGGGTTGCCCAGCTGGGCCAGCACGCCGGCGCTGCCCTGCATCACTGCCTGGATCAGCGGCACCATCATTTCCAGCCCCTTGCCTTCATGATCTTGTCAATCGCGTTGCGGGTTTCATCAATCATCACCTGGGCCGCCTGCGGGCCACGAGCCTCCGCCGCAGGGGTCAGGAATGGCTTGGCGCGCATGTTCTTCGTGCCGAACTCGAGGAAGCGCCAGTAATAGGCCCATCCGCTCTGCTCGTAGAGCTTCCCAGCCCGGCCCTGCCGGCGGTTGCGCTTGGTGTTGGCGTACTTGACCTTCTTGCCGGTGCGAACGCCTACGGTGAAGTACTCGCCGCCGGCGCCCACACCGGCTTTGCGCCGATCCTTGGCAGCGGCGCGACGCACGACTATCTGGTTTGCCAGGAAGCCGCTCGCGCGCACGACCCGGCGCTTGGCTTCATCGCGGATCAGGTTGCCGCCCTTGCGCATGCCGGACAGGAGCGGCTTGCCCTGCAGCTCCTTGGGCAACTGCCGTAGGGACTGCAGGAGGCCGTCGAGGCCATCGATGCGGATTTGATCAGCCACTTTCCCTCCCATGAACACACCGAAGGCGAATCTCCCGCATGCCCGTGGCATCCAACTCCATGGTCTGGATAGCGAACTCGGGACGCTGCCCGTTTGGCTCGCTCTCCCAGATCACCCGCATCTGGGTGTCGATTCCGGGAAGCCAGCGCAGGTTGATGCGGGCATCCGTCTCCGCACGCTCGGCGCCTGCGGCGACGCCTTCCCGGCCGGGCCCTGTGAGAACCTC